TCGGCATTTTCAATAGTATCAACACGCACCTTGAAAACTTGCATAGTAGGCAAGTCCTTATATTCCGCGTGATATTGAATGATTTCCTTTACAATCCAGCGATGTGCCTCGTTCTCGAAGGCATCAATCTCTATGATGTCAACAACACGTTCAAGAAACGTCTTGTCCGTAAGGATGCTTGCGATGATCTTGACTTGAAATTCAAGACCATATTTGTGTAGATTGTCGATGATTACTGGAGCCATAAATGATGATGTTTAGAATATTACGACGCATTTGGAGTTTCGTCAATTTGATTTAGAAAAATTATTCAGTTTTTGCCATAACGTGCAAAGGATAGAATACTTCCTGCAACCATACGTGATAGTTTGGTATAGTGGAGTGCATACCGTGTGCTGTAAGTTTTTGTATAAAATGAAACTTGTTGTAGTCATATACATTCTCTACAGCATCAGATATTTTCATTTGCAACGAACCTGCAAAACTTGGGTTCTTTAGTTGCATAAGCATATAGTTTCTATTCAAGATCTTAGAATGTTCCACAATGCTTGAATATATCTTCTTTTCGTTTATACAATCCTTGGCACGAAGCAATAGTTCTTCAACTGAAGTTTCCTTGTTTTCTGTAAGCATAGGAAAGCATTTGATGGCAGTTTTGAGTCCAACTCCCTTGACGCCATCAATATTATCAGAACTATCGCCTTCTAATATACGATAATAAATAAAGTTGGTAGGATGAACACCATATTCATTGATTACATCCTGCACACCATATATCTTCTTTTTGATAGGACTCCAGATACATACTCTGTCGTTGATAAGTTGAATAAAGTCCTTATCTCCACTCATTATGGTAATCTTGGATGTTGGATACATCTGTGTGGCAATATAAGCAATAGCATCGTCTGCTTCTATATAATCAATAGAAATCACACTTACAGGCAGGCTGCGAAGAAAATCAATCAGTTTCACCATTTGATTTATCATCGCTTCCTGTTCTGTTTTAGGATCGCTCATTTCTTCATATGCTCTATTTACACGAACAGATACTTTACGATTGTTCTTATATTCTGGATATATGTCTCGGCGGCGTTGGCTTCCGCCTTTGCCGTCAAATACTACAATAACTCGTGTAGGACGTAATAGTTTTATAGCATATCCAAGACTGGTAAGAAATCCAGTTACTCCGCCAACGTGGTCACCATTATCACTTAGTGTAGGAACAACAGTCCAACAACGAATGAAGTTATTGGTTCCATCCACAACAAGTATGTCGCTATTCTTTTCCTTCTTGGTATTTACAGGCAAGTTGGCGTGCTCAGACTTTATCTGAGAAAATATAGAAGCGAATTTCTTTTTAGTATCTTCTTGCATTTGTATGAACCATATGGAGGTATTTCACTCCATATGATTGTTTTTTATACTTCTTCTCTTGGACCCCAACTACCGTCCATCAATTCTCTCTGTGCCATCTCAATGCACTCATCCAAATCATATTCTTCTCCGTCTTGTTCTCGCCAGATCCATTCGGCATACTCTTTAATTTCGCCAGCATACATCTCAAAAACACCCTCTTCGCCCTTTTCTGCCAGAAGCTTTTCAAAGTCATCATAAGACATTTCAGTCAAAGGAGTCAACTTTACTTTCGGAGCTTTTGCAACCTTCGTCTTCTTAGCTTTAGGCTTTTTTTCTGCCTTGGCCTTTTTTGATTTATTCTTTGACTCAATAGCCGTTTCTTCTATCTGATTATTTGTATCGTGTGCGTCTTCGCTCATATATTTCCTTTCGGTATAATAAAAACCGTGTGGAGGTATTTCACTCCACACGATCATTTTAGTCGTCTGCTCCTTCTGATGCTTCGTCGTATTCAACATCATCAGCCATTTCAGAGTTAGGAGCCTTATACTTCATAACAAAGTTCTCAACGAGCTTGTTATAAAGATAATCTCTGCATTCTGGTCTGTCTTTGAGCAGCTTGGGCAAATCCTTCTTTTCAAATACAACTGTCTCGGGTTCTTTACCTTCGACGGGCATAATGAATTGTAGGTTCTTTGCCTTCTTGTCTTCTTCCTTTTCTTCTTCCAACTGTTTCTTTGTCTTCTTTTCACCTGCAACCTTTGGCTTCTTGGCATTGGTTACAATATCCCATTCAATGAGATGTTCCAACCAATTACTGAAGTTGTCGATACCTCGGTCAAAGTAGATATCAAATTCGGCACTTCGCATAGGTGGTCCCATACGATTTTTGACAACAGTGCACTTGGTACGAATACCAACTGTCTGCTTATCGGCGTTCTTGATTTGATTCAACTGCTTTAGACGTAGGCGAAGCGAAGCGTGGAACGCAATGGCTTTACCACCACTGGTTGTCCAAGGATCGCCAAGTCCAACAAATCCTACCTTTTGACGAAGTTGATTGGTAAAGCACAGGCATACACGCTGTTTAGCAATAAGTCCTGTGATCTTTCTCATCGCCTTGCTGATGGCAATGGCTTTGCCGGTGGCATAACCATCCGCACCGTGATCGCTTGCCAGTTCCTTCTTGGTAGAAGCAGCGGCAACAGAGTCAACCAGAATGGTCACAAGACGATTCTTGCTGCTCTTGCGAACAAGAGTGATGATTTCTTCAACCTTATCAAAAACATCTTCTACTGTATCAACATTGATGTATAGCATCTTTGGAACGTCTACACCAATGGCTGTTAGAAAATCCGTAGATACGGAAGTTTCTGTGTCGATGAATACTGCCAGTCCACCCTTCTTCTGGGTCTCAGCAAGTAGGTGAGCGCCCATAAGGCTCTTACCGGATGCTTCAAGACCAGTTAGTTCAGTAATTCTACCTACAGGCAATCCACCATTTGGTCGATTGGCAATAGTCAAGTCAACAAGACTATTTCCGGTAGAAACCCAGTCAGTAATTTGCGAAGGATCATCTTCTGCATCAAGGAAGAAAGCAACTTTGCCGTCGCTGTTCTTATTGATGGAGTCGGCCAATGCTTCTGCCAGTTCATCGCGAGATGATTCAATCTCGTGTTCAATAGTTTTCTTTTTCATATATGATAGTATATTTGAGTAATGGTGCACCAGTACTCCATCTGGTGCACCATCTCTCATCATTTATTCTACTACTATGTTCAACTTACGAGTTGAACAAATTGTTGAATTCGTCAGCAATTTCCTTAGTGCTAGAAGGAGCCTTGACCGCAGCCTTGACCGTAGCACTCTTTGGTGCGGGGGCATCGGCTGGTTCTGCTTCAGTAGTAGCAGCGGTGGCAGAAACCGTCTCGCCGTCTTCAGCAGCTTCCTGAGAAGAGTTCAACCAAGTGTCCATCACAGCAGCCAGTTCTTCATAAGACAGTTCCGGAAACAGTTCTGTCACGTTCTTCTGGTTCTTGACCTTCTCCTTGATGGCAGCATCAGAAGGATCAAACGCGGGAGTCTGATTTGGCTTTACGCGAATGGTGGTCTCAGGGAAGCTCTTGCCAGTTTCTTCGGCAGTCTTGAACTCCACGACAATGTCACGACCTGCACGCAGATCAGTAATATCGCCATAGTCAGCATCAGCAATGATGCTCAAGATTTCCTGATACACCTGCTTGCCCATACCCCAGAACTTCACACCTTCGTGCTCTGCTCCACGAACGAGAACAGGTACATATGTACGAAGCTTGGGCTCAAGCGAGCGACCCGTCTTCCACTCTTCCTTGTCTCCGCTCTTCTTGAGTTTGTTGGCAAACTCAACAATAGGATCGGGGCGACCAAATGAAGCAGGAGACAGATAAGTCTTACCGTTCATATTATAGTGGAAAAGCAGTTCAATGAACGGATTTTCAGGATTGTGAGCATAAGGAACGATTCGGATTACGTTCTTGCCCGGTGTTGGCTTCCACACGGCGGTGGTCTTGTTTTGTGTGCTCTTGAGCGAATCAAGACGCGACTTAATTTTGTTAAGGTCTAATGACATAATTATTTATTCGTTAATTGTTAATGTGTTTTGACCAATTTGAAAGTACTCAACTCGGTCAATGTTGAATACTATGACTCAATAAATGATAATCGTCAATCTATAAGAAGCCGTTGGCTATTTTTTCAATCGTTAATCAGTCATTCGTTAAGTATCTATAACTATAAACTAAAAAAAGTTTATGCTTAACTTATCTGATAAATCTTCATCAACCGTGTTGGCGTGACTTTTATTTTGCCTTCTCTGGCAGTAATGAATGAATTCTTATATTGTTCCCAGCTTATCTGAAATGTATTTGATACTATACCGTTATTCTGCTCTTTGATAAGTTCATTCAGAGCATTGATGCTGTATATAATATTATGTTCTTTTTTACGATGAACAGAAATTGTATTGGTATAAAACTGACTGCCGTTCTTTTCGGCATTATATGTCAGAAATATTTCGTCTTTGTTGGCGACGTTTTGTAATACATACACTTTCTTTTCAAGTATGTTGTAATACTCAGACAACGCATCTATTTCGTTTTGATATGTATTATACTTTGCGAAAGTGCAAAGAAGTTGTGCGTTGCTGCCTGCCATATTATGTCATGTTCTTTTCTGCAAAGATTTTGTATTCATCTCTATCAACACTTTTGACCGGTACAACTTCGCCACTCAATCCAACCACGGCTACAGTATTGCCTTCAGCGTCTCTATATTCGCCGTATGGTTCTGCTCTCCAACCTTTTTTGTCCGCAAACTTCTTTGATATAGAAGAATATTGCTCGGGTGGAGTTGTTACTACAGGAACATCTATGGCGGGAGCTTCGGCTGGTTTTGGTGCTTCTGGTGTAGAAGTATC